CGTCCTTCGGCACGTATTTGCTCCGCTAGGGAGGTTTGTGTATCTGAAATTTTTTGCCTAATGAATCGGGCATATTCTATGCGCTCAATAGGGTCCATTCTGCTTACATCTGCGAATTCTTCGTCTTCTCCATAATATACGGGGGTAAAGGTTGCCACTGACTGACCTCTGGTATATCGTTGTACTAGTTCTTGTAATGACAATGTCATATCTGGAACCGTTTGACTTGGTTCCATTGATGAGTTTACCTCCTGTTCTTCTTGTTTGACAATGTAATTAATTGATGATCTAAATTTTGTTACGCCCTTCACGAGCTCGTTTTTCGTGTGTGATAATTCTGTGTGATTTTCCACTTTCTTTGAGTTGCTCATATCCTTCTAATGTTTGATTTTTTGTGTAATATTCTAATTGTTTCTGATCTTCTAATTTTTTGAATTTTTGTGCTATTACGTCTGCTTGTTTTCTTCTTTCTGCTTCAGACCAGATTTTTTGTCTGAAGTAGCGTGGTAGACTGATTTTTTTACCGTCTTCCAATGTTATGAAATTTCTTTCAATATCCACTCTATGATAGTTAATTATTTTTTCTGATAAGTAATTTAATCCTAATTTTTTGCTCATTAAGCTAAATTCTGGTATTCTGTCATCGTTTTTGTGCATTGGTATAATTTTACCTTTGTTTATATATTTTGCTGTATAGGCTGCTGATGCTTCTGTTAATTCTCCTATGTGTACCTCTCCTTTGTCCCATGCTTTATGAATAAGTTCTATTTCTGCGTTAAATAATATGATATGATAGTGTGGTCTAAATGTTTTACTACCGTATTCTCCTGCTAAATAATATTTTAAAGGTTCATGATTTTTTGGATGAGCTTTTCTAAGTCTTTTAAAATAGAGTTGAACATCTCGTTTATCGAGTGTAAGGAAACCCCGTGATGATATAGGTACGTATCTGGTATCGTAAGTAAGAGTAACGAAATAAGAAGATATAGCATTTTTTGCGTGTGTTTTTAAACGAAATGTCCAGACGCTAGTGCGTCTGGACAAACACGCTGGACACTTTCCACAAGGTACCGGAACTTGCCGGTCGTTGCTGTAGATTGGATAGCGTGGGTTATTAACGTGAAACGGAGTATCACAAGGCATGTTAAAATGTTGGTGTACCGTACTTTGGCATTTTTCTAATAGCCTTAATATTATTAAAGATATGTCCGTAAATATTATCCACAGATGGATCTTCTACAGCAAATATACGAGTACTAGGATCACATTGAATAAAAGCTCCATTAAGATTTGGTTTTGCACTGAATTTTCTTCCTAAATGCCAATAATCTAATTGTGTACGCATTTCTCCTGCTACTCGGCTATTAAGAAATTTGTACTCTGCATATCTTGGAACATACCCAAATGTTTCTCCAACTGTGTTACCTTGTGCATATAGTTCAGAATTTTTAACTTCTTGTTCACCAATATTTGCAAAGGTTGGCCAGAAATAATCTAATCGGTCCATTTTAAGCAATGACCGGTGTACACCTTGTTGATATGCTGTCTCTGGTGTTACTGAAATTAATCCTATGATCCATCCATGTTCTTCAACTCTATAAGTAAATTCATTTCCTCCAGATACTGAAATTCCATGACCTGCCATATTTCCTACTGGTAGTGTAGTTTCTGCAGTTGATAGTACTTCGCTAATAACCATTTTACCTTTTGACCCTCCTAAATATTCTGGTCTTTGGAGTCTCGCATCTGATGATTTTACACCAAAGTGAGCTAAAATACTCTCAATATATCGAGTACCTCCTCTTGCATTTCTTTCTAACCACTCTTGAAGCCTAAATGCTCTTCTAAGTGAGTTTATATCTGCTGCTTCTGCGGTTCCGTATAATTGACTAGAATTATCTACATTAAATCTTTGTCCAGAAGTAGACCCATCTCTTGGCATTCCTCCAGTATCTGTATATTTTGCATCTGTAAGATTTTGCAAAGGAGTACCAGATTCATTTTTGTATATAGTATTACCTGCAGTAGAATCATAATTAATTGTAACATCGCCAATTGGAATAGTTACTGCATCTCCTTTTTGCGCCCATGGCAAACAGCTCGTAAAATAGTCATGTTGCCAAGCTCTGTTTTTTACAGATGCAGCCGCGATACCACTAAATATATCATGATTGCTTCCATCTACTAAAGAATCTACTACTTCAGTTTGAAGGTTTTGGTCTCTATAATATTCATTATAAATCTTATTATATGCAGCTAATGGAAAAGGACTACATACCTGGGCATTTAAATTGGGATAAGAGATGCCATTAAAAGATACTTGTGTTGGAAGTCCTAAATAATCACCTAATGATTTAACAGGAATAGAATTGTAGTACATCCATGGTGCTTGAACATCCAAATTGCCTGTAATCCATTGTTCCCAATTTGGCCATAAAATTCGGTTTGGTACAAAGAAATAATGTGTTGTAACATTTACTTTATGCATTACTGGTGCAATAAGAGGAGCAAATCTAAGCATTGTTTCCGTGCCTATTTTTACCTTGTCTCCTGGTACACACTCCATAACACATGTAGGATATAATCCTCCCATTTTGAACGACATTTTCACATCATGTGAAAGGTCGAATACATTGCTACCTACCTTAGGTAGCTGAACCGAGTTAAATAAATTTGCTTTTGCCATTATAGTCTAATGCCTCCTCTTTTAACTAAATAAGTGTTGTTTCTTCTGCGGCCGTAGCCTTTTCTGCGGGATCTTCCGCCTCTTCTGTAACGCATTTTTTTTGTGTGTTTAAGTTGTTAAGATGAATTAATGTAATTTGTAATAATGAACAAACCGAATCTAGTCTACTCAAAGCGACTGCGTGATTTCTTTCGGTTTCTAAAATTGTAATATTTATTTGATCTATCAAATCTATTACATCTTTTTTTATTTCTTTAGACGTTTTTGTGTAATATTTTATTTCATCCACCATGACATTGTTGATTTACCCGGATTTTTGTTAACTGAATTATTAAACCATGAACCTGTTTTATTTCCTAAATCTTTCATTGACATTCCTCCTGTCAATCCTTCTATAAATTGAGCCAATGCTCTAGACCACAAAGGATCATTTTTATAGATACCTTGTTTTGCTAAATCTTCTTCAAACTCTTTTAACCTATAATCTTGTTTAAGATTTTTAATAGTTTGATTTATTTGGCCTCTTGCTGCATTAGAGTTTGCTGTATCTGCTTTTATTTTTAATACGTTTTCTACTGCTGCTGCCAGTGTTGGTGCTTGAAGAGCTGTTTTCCTTTCATTTTCAGATAATGTGTATTGAGTATTAGCTCTTGTCTGCTCGTTTGCTAATCTCGCTCCTTCTACTGAATATTGGAAGTTGGTTTGAGCCAATGCATTGGCTATAGATTGTCCTTTTGTACTTTCTGTAGCTGCTAAAGTCTGTGCGGCTTTTAATATTGCTTCTTGTTGTATTGAAGTATTTGCGGCCATTAAATTATCATATTGAGCCTGTTTTATTTTTGTATCAAAGTATCCCTGAACTGCTCCAGATATTGGAGCAAAATCAGGGGTTCTAAATTGACCTCCTTGTACATCTGGTGTTGATATATTTCCTGCAGATTGAACGGCTCCGCCTTTATCATATACCATATTCGGGTTAAGTCCTGCAGATTTTAACCTTTGCATTTGTGCTTCTGGTGAGTTATACTGGTTTTGCATATCCCAAAATTTAAGATTATCTGCTTTTGTTTTCTCGTACATTTCTCTTGAAAATGCACGTGATTTTTTATTTTGTTTTCCTGTGGCGTATGCTTGGGCTCCGCCCGATAGCGCACTGACGCCGGCTGTTATTGCTGCGGCTGTAGTTACTGGTTCCATTAACTTTTTTGTTTTTTGTGTTTATTTCCACCTGCGTTTTTTGACTTTCGCAAGCTCTCGTTTTTTACTTGGTGTCAATTAGCACTAATATATCAAGTAGTATTAGTGCTTGGCCTCCTCTTCGAAGGCCTTTATCCATTGCGCTTTAGTTTTTTTACCATAGCGCCACGTATCGGGCAGCTTCACCGTAGTACGGTAAAGCTGCCCTCTTGTATTATTATGTTTATTATAGGGGGGGTTATGATAGCCCATTTTCTTCTGCTTTTTCTTCTACGAAGTTTTGTCCATCGCTCATTTGCGGCTCACGTCCTTCGGCACGTGTTTGCTCCGCTAGGGAGGTTTGTGTATCTGAAATTTTTTGCCTAATGAATCGGGCATATTCTATGCGCTCAATAGGGTCCATTCTGCTTACATCTGCGAATTCTTCGTCTTCTCCATAATATACGG